CGTCGCCTCCTTTTCATTTTACTTATGTAATATGTTACATAGTCATTATCTGAACGCCTTTTAGCATTCACTTCGTCTAGGCGTTTTCTGTCTCTGAGATAGGTAGGGCAATTTGCGTGACATCCCACGTATCTCTTATCACAATGTAGACATTCTTTGAATAGCTTCATCTGTTCATCACTTCTTCTATGTATCGTTGTGATAACATAGCAGAGTTATTCAGCGTCCATTCTTTTTCTGTAAATTTATCGTTGCAATCTTTATTGAGACGCTTGATTGTGTTTGCCTTAGCATCGATGCCATCAGCATATGATACAATCCAAGCTTCTAGAAACTTCGGTGTTACTGGAGAACCGAATTCAAGCTTACCATGGTGCGCGGCTATTATATGTTGTAGTAATGTAATTAGTTCAGAGTTTTCCTCGGTTCTGTATCTATCTAGTATCACAATACCACCAATAATATGCTCCAACAAGTGCCCATATTCTGTGTAGTTAATTACTGACCCATTTAATTCATAAACAAACAGTTTACCCACGTCATGTAATAATGCACCAGCTACGCATAGGTCTACATTACATCCGTCTATGTTCGTTGCAATAGCCTTAGCGATTATCGCTGTGTCTATACTGTGCTGAAAAGTTCCTGCTAAATAGGCATGGTGCACACCAGTCGCCCCAGGAGCTGTTTCCCACTGCTCCAAATAGTCGTCGAATATTTTGGTCACCAAGTTTTTAAGTGTTACATTCTCCATGTTTAGCAGCAACATATTAAGTTTAGCTTTGTAGTCATCAATATCGAAGTCTCCCTTTGGCGCAAATTCCTCAGGTCCTTTTGTGCTACGACTTATTGATGAAATTGTTAGTTGTTTATTACCGGCCCACTCAGTTACATCTGCATTGATGGTAACTACTGTGCCAACTTCAGGTTCACCTGGTGTATCCCAGTCCCATTTCTTTGCTGAAATCCTATCAGTACCATCTGACAGCATCATGTCTAGGTACGGTTTCTTATTAGTGGTCAGCTTAATACTTGATGATAATACCAGCAAGTCTATTGTAGCTTTATCACCTATTGCCAAATCTTTTATTCGCATAACGCATATCCCCCTTTATAGTATTTGTATCCTCTGTGTTTACACGGGCTTGGAACCGTCCTTGGCCACATTATACACAGGCCTTGCGGCCCATGGTTATTTATGCGTTAACTTTAGTGTTCTTATAACTCTTGCGTCTGTACCAGCGAAGTATTTTATCTGCTGTATAATTACCTCATCACTTGGGTATTCAACATAAGGTATACTGGTACCTACTACCCTCTTACCTACTAACACCTCTACATGGAATAGTGGTAGCAAACTATCTACACACTTTGGTTCTAACTGGTCTGGTGAATAGATATAGCATCTGTTTGTGTGTTTGCCGTTGATGTCCTCTATGAACCTACAAACTGCATCACCATCTTGTGTCAAAGCAATAACCTTAACTTCCTTACCGTCTTTTAACATTACGTCGCCAATATTCATTTCTTTTCCCCCTTGATTAATCTTCTATTGGACCCTTGTACTCTGCAACATCCAGAATGTACTCAGGATAATAGGTATCACTATCAACATCGTACACTTCATCCCCACCCTCGTATATCAATAAGTTGCCTTCGAATTCATAATATCCTTCAGGTCTCATATATTTTCACCTCCTAACATGTCTTTTATTATGTCTACATACATGTCACCATTACGCATAACTTCATATAATGTGTCCTCATCTACAACTAGCTTCTTAACGTTTTGTCTCTTCAATCTATTCTGATGTACTGATGTAGTCCTTGAGTATTTAGTTCCATTTATTAACATAATTCCATTGAACCAATATGCAATCACTGTGTCGTAGTTATATAGCTTGTTACCCTCTATTCTCAACCTTCCTTGCGGATAGTATTTGCATTTACTTGCTGCGCCTGAAGTCGCGCCTCTTGCAAACGCTTCAATAACTTCGTGAACAGTCATATCTTACATCCCCCTTATATAATTTATAGCTTTTTGTGTCGCTACCCTACCTCTGCTTGTAGGTTGGATTAATTTACTAGCTATTAGATACGGCTCATATACCTCTTGAATAGTCTTAGCTTCTTCACCAATGCTTGCCGCTAGCGTATTAATACCTACAGGTTTGCCATTATAATCATTGACCAAAATATCAAGTATCTTTCTATCCATTCTGTCCAGTCCAAGTTCGTCTATCTCTAACATCTCTAGCGTGGCTAATGCAACTGTTTCATCTATAGTGTCTTTGCCAGTTGCGTGCATCATATCGGCAGCGCGTCTTATGAAACTGTTTAATATTCTTGGCGTACCTCTTGCTCTACTCGCTAATACTACTGCTCCATCATACGTCATAGTGATGCCTAGCACAGCAGCTGTGCGTAATGCTATCTGTATCAATTCATCTTGATTGTACAATTCTAATCTTAATTGAATCCCAAATCTGTCTCTCAATGGTTTGGATAAGTCGCTTAATCTGGTTGTTGCACCTATTAGTGTGAAGCTTGGGATACTCATTCTTCTATTACCTAAATCTATATAACCATCCTCCATAGCCGTATATAACAGTTCCTCTAGCTTTACTGGGATACGGTGTATTTCATCTATGAATATAATATCACCTTCGAATACATCCTCAAACAAATCTACAATGTCTGATTGTTTCTGTAGAGCAGTACCTATGCTGGTGTGTAGCTTACCTCTCATCTCTGTTGCGATTATATTAGCCAATGTAGTCTTGCCTAAACCAGGAGGCCCATAGATTATTATATGCTCTAACTTTGAACCCCTCTGTTTAGCACCATCCAATGCTACACCAAGAATTAGCTTAGTATTCTCTTGACCAATGAAATCTTGCAACGTTATTGGTCTGATTTGTTTCTTCTGTCTGCGCTTGAATAGTCCAAACATTATTCCACCCCTATATCACTTGCTAATATTATCTCAACATCGTTTAAGTCAGCATCTGGGAACTTTTCCTGTACACAATTTATAGAACAGAAGAGTAGACCATATGCTGCAAGTATCATCGAATCTTTTTCGAATATTTGCGCGCAACTGAAGCACCTCTCCCTTTCTTGATATGGAGACCATGCTGTCACCACACCATCCTCTATTGCTAAAGGAACGTATTGTTCACCCCCTCTATCAATAATAATCTCGTCACCCTCTACCACCACAACATCATAGCCTTCTTCATTTCCGTCCATATCTGTGTACCTATAAGTTTCTACACACTCTAGCACATTACCTTTCACTAATTCGTCTCCAATCGACAAAACAACTTTAACTTTCATATTATCACTCCTAATTTGTAATTTGTATCCTCTGTGTTTACACGGGCTTGGAACCGTCCTTGGCCACATTATACACCCAGCTAACGCTGGGATGCTGTATCATTTAAGATTATTGTACAAGCGCTCTGCTTCATTATAATACGATACTGCTGTGGCGTAATGCTCGATTTTGCCCGAGTCTTTCCATATATCGAAATACTTACCTGCTAGACCCAAGCAATCGAATACTTCTGCAAGTTTATTATGTCCTTCATTATATAGTGCAATCGCTATACTTGTACAGTTTGACAAATTCTTAATGAATTCGTAGCTTTCCTCGCTTTCATACTGTACTAGCATCAAGTAACCATCCTTGTACTCGAATGCCTGTTCAGCTAGCCCTATAACTTCCTTCAACTTTTCCTCTGTGTAGAATATCTCAGTACCATTCGTTTCAGGCTCTTTGACCTCAGACTTACATCCTACAAGTGCTGTCGCTAATACCAATACAGCTACTAATAATCTCTTCAATCATATCACTCCTTTTTCTTGTCTTCAGCCCATACTGCATTCGCTTCATCCTCTATTGGGAATTCTTCGGCCATATCTAGTGCTGTGTTAATCATTTTCATTATATCTACTATTGGCCTAGCTAACTTGCCGTCTATTGGGATATCAATAGGAATTGCTATCCCATCTAGTGCTGGTCTCCATTCATTGTCTCTCTTTCTGATGTACCAGCCTCTTATGTTAATGTATTTTATTCCGTCTCTTGCAACTAATTCGACTACAACCTTAGTCCTATCAGATTTCTTAACTTCACCTATCTTTTTGCAGTTGTTCCACACTAACTTTTTACTCATATCCATCATCGCTCCCTCTTATTGTATATAATGCTGGCATTCTCAGCCTTGCCTTACATTAAACATCTTTCCTTCATGCTCAAATATCTTTGCTCACCAATAATTACGTGGTCCAGGACCTCAATGCCAATTATTTCGCCAGCCTCTACAAGTCGCCTTGTTATCTCTATATCTTCTCGGCTTGGCTCAGGGTCCCCTGAAGGGTGATTGTGCAGGCAAATAATCCCGTTTGCATTATTAAGCATTGCAGCCTTGAATACCTCGCGTGGGTGAACAATTGAGGCATTCAAACTGCCGATTGATATTGTGTGTACTCCTACTATCTTGTTTTTGGTATTCAGACAAATGATGCAGAAATGTTCCTCTGGCTCTTCGTGGAGTGCCAAAAGCTGCTTTGCTGCCTGATAAACTTCTGCCGGCGACTTAATAACCGGAACTTCGTAAAGTGCGCTACCCTCTTTGACAATCTTTAATGTGTAGAAATTAATCCTTGTCATACTTGATGAACTCCTTTCTTTTACTCGGGTTGGTCTCCCGGCGTCACTCTGCGAGACAGAACGTATACCCCCATCAGACCATCTCCTGCAATTCCCAAATTTTAAACTGTAATTCTTGAAATTTATCTGCACAAATATCAATTGTGCTGTTTGAATAATCTAAACTGCTATAAACTTCTTTAGACAGTAATATGCATGTATTTACTATCTCCTCTAAAATATCTAAAATAGATTTATCGTTCATTATATTTCCTCCTTTAATTATACGGTCCGGCGTCACTCTGCGAGACAGAACGTATACCCCCATACTCCGTCCTGTCCAATTTCCCCGCCAAAGTACACATGCACCGGTTCGGGGAAAAGTTCATTCATGAAGTAATTCCTGATGATGCTTTCGGCTTCCTTGGAGTCACAGGTTGCCCCGAGGGAACGACCACTGTCTGTTTTGATGACTGCCCCGTGCGAGAAATCACGGAAGCAGTCAAGGTTTGTGGTTTTTTCTATTTTCAAATTTTACTCACCTCCTAATTTTAGTTTTCGAAGTCGCCTAACAGATGTTTGCCTGCATCTTCATCGGTGTAAATGTTACCACATTCTTTACATTTGAATTCCCCTTCATTCTGGTATGTGAATTCAGTACTTCCACAGTCACACGTTAGCACAAATTTCATTTGGCTCACCTCCTCGCGTTTATTATTTTTCTATATAATATTATATCACGTTTTTTCGCAGATTACTACAGCAATAATAATTACTGAGGGAGGTGGTAGTACTCCTTATATTATATAATAGAAGGAATTTTTCTAGCTGAACACTGAACCATCGAACACATTGAAATTGTCTATAGCATTTACTTCCTCTTTTGTGAATGCCTCAAATCCCACGTCTTCCGGTTCAACCTTTTGACCCCATGATGGATTACCTTTCTCAGCTCCTGCAGTGATAGGCACTCTGAAGGTTTCGAAGTCTGATAGCAGCCATCTTAGCTTCGGCACTAAGAACATTTCATCCTTGTGAACCTCAAATATAAGTTCATCATGTACTACCAGTAACATTCTAGTTTTGTAGTTATTCATCTTTAAGTATTTGTATATCCTAACCATCTTATGTTTTATATAGTCAGCCGCGCAGCCCTGTATTAATGCGTTTGGTGCTTTGTATATTTCATCTGATTTAAGCCTCCTTCGTCTGCCGTAGAAGTTAACTACGTACCCTCTAGTTCTAGTAACTCTTTCCACAGCATCTATAAAAGGTTTGGCCTCTGGTATATTTGCAAAGTACCCATTCTTAAACCTTATGGCCTCTGCAACTGTCATACCAAGCGAGTCTGCTAATGCCTGGTCACCCTGACCATATATTAAACTGAAGTTAACCGTCTTAGCTTTACTTCTTTGCTCAGCCGTTACTTCATCATAAGGTACGTTGTAAATAATCGCCGCAGTGGCTCTATGAATATCCTGCCCGTTGATAATAGCTTGTATCAATCCCTCGGCCTTTGAATAATGAGCAAATAGCCTGTATTCTATTTGGTCAAGGTCCATCATCCATAGCTCATATCCATCCGAGGGGATAAACGCTCTACGAATACTAGTGTCCTTCTTTGGTAGTGTCTGTAAGGCAGGCTTCGTTATACTCATTCTACCGGTTGTTGCCTCTGTCTGGTTTATATTCCCATGGACCCTACCTTCCGCGCTACGTTGGTCATAGATACCTACTGCGTACGTTGTTAAGAGTTTCTCATATTTTCTGTATTCCAATATCTTACTAGCTATTGTTACATTATGTTTCTCTGACAGGTCACTTAATACATACTTGTTAGTTTGAGGGCTTCCTTTATCGGTTCTTGGTATTAGTCTATCGTCAACACCAAGACTCATCAGCACTTCATATAATTGCTTTGAAGAGTTAACATTGAATATCTTACCTGCTTCTTCATATATCGCAGCTTCTGCATTATCAGTTAATGTCTGTAGTTCTGTCTTGATTGGTTTCTCGTAATCTAGGTCTACCGCTATACCGTATCTTTCTGCAGCATATAAAGCTATCATAAGCTCCATCTCATTTTCATATAGTGACATCAAGTTATTTCTTTCTAATAGTGGGAATTCATTTATAAATACTAAATAACAATTCCAAACGTCGGCATTAGCATAGTTGTTTATCAATTCTCTAGGGAACATCCTATAGTCTGCAATCTTATGAGTCTTTTTGTAGGCGTCCAGCATATACTCGAATTTAATTATGTGACCTTCATATTTTCTAGCAATATCTTTTAATTGGAACGAGAATCTATTTTCATCTGTTAGTTTTGTGAGAACTACAGTGTCATGGACTTTACCTACAATCCTCATATTTATGTTGGCAAGCATATGAGCGTCAAATTTCCAATTGTGGGCGATTTTCTCAATACTTGGGTCTTCGAATATTGCCGCCAATTTACGAAACTCATTGTAGTTATTTTCCAAAGTGTCGTGTAGAGTGTAAGCTCTCTTACCATCACAAATACTTATACAAAATGGTAAATCTTGTGGATTCGCTGATTTACCTGATCCTACCCATCTTCTAACCAATCCTTTTGGTATCTCATTGCTTTTCAATGGTGTCGCGTAGGTCTCTGTGTCGAATACAATAAACTTTCTGCCATTTATTTCAAACGGAACTATGTTGTCTATTATTTCCTGCGCTGATTTCGCTTCATGAAAAAAATCTACAGAATGCTCTTTAGCGAACGTCTCTGGGTTATACGAGAAGTTAGTTCCTTTTTTGATAACTGATCTGCGCTTACTTTTAATAACCGCCATTGCAAATCATTCCCCCTTTATTTTATTATTTCATAACTGTACCTAATATATCTCTCATTGAACTTCTTTGTAGGTATTCTCTTTAACCTACCCTCTTCAATCAGATCCTCGATTATGAAGCGGGTTCTGTTGGGGTTTAGTTTGGCTAATTCAGCTATCTTAGAAACAGATATCGTTACGCCTTGTTTTTTCTTTAAGGCCTTTAATACTGCTTGTTTTTCATGCTCGTGTATTACTATTTTGATACTTGCCATAATATACCTCCTTATCCTCCACTAGCTTCAGTGGACAATATACCTCCGGTTCTACATACTGAAGTTTTTCTACATCATCTAACTTCACTTCTTTACGTATTTTGCTGTCTATATATTCAATCAAAACCTTGTTATTTTTTAAAGATATGCTTAATACTCTACATTTCTCACCGTTGTGATAGGCTACATAATTAAGTTCAATCATTATTATCAATCACTTTTCTAATGATTTCTTTATTTTTCTTTAACCACTGATGCGCGAATGTTGGAAAAGAAAGCCATCCGCCATTCTTACGGTATTGCAGGTACTCTTTCTCAATTTTTCGAATGATTTTCATGTTATTCAAATTAAATCCCCCTCTTTCATTATTAATATAACCTCAGATTATATTTTGCTGAAATTTGCATCTTTGTAGCATTATCTAAAGAATTAAGTCTTTTAAATATCTTCATGTCATCTATGCGTTTCTGCTCTACAGTTTTGAAGAATGGACAGTTGTCGCATTGCTTCTCTGTAAGAGCTGCGCAACCTTTTGCACCTTTTACGCCTACGTCAGCAAAACATTTCACTTTTCATCTTCCTCTCCAATAACAAACAAAGTTAAATCATTCCTTTCGCAAATTCAATGTATATAAATAATATTTTAACATCTTTTTATATTAAAAATACTTGTTACACATCTATACTAATTTTTACAAGTACGTGATAGTATATTAATAATTTAACCTTAGCCCCTTTATCACGAACCTGTATTAATTAATTTTACAAGTCCGTAAAACTTCTAGTTTTTCAAAGGGGCATATAAATACCCCCTACAATTTTAAAACTTGTATTCCTGCTGCCTTTAATAACTTGAGACCAGTGTCCTCTTTCCAGTCCTCATGGTAGTATACCCTACTGAAACCGCCGGGAGCATTTATGATAGCTGTGGCGCATTGTTTACAAGGTGCTAGTGTCACAAACATTACTTTATCTTGTGCATCTGATAAGCACTTATTTAACGCATTAACTTCCGCATGAAGGCATCCATACTTGCCATCTATCATGCACAAACAATCCTGTAGCCCTTTAGGTCCTCCATTAATTCCTATGCTATATATTTGTGTCAATTCACTATCTGTTATTATCGCAGCTACATGACGCTCCTCACACTTTGATAGTGTAGATAACTCCTTTGTGAAATTCATAAATACCTGTGCTCTTATTTGTCTCATTCACTGGCCTCACTTTCTTCTTTGGGCAGAAAGTACTTACATCTTACACGTTTGCCGTCAACAAATACCCGCTTAGGCTCAACACAACAATACCCTTTTGAGCCATCTCCAGACCACCCAAAAACTCCCCATGTGCCGTAATCAGGCTCGTAATATAAACATTCTTTGCATGTCATTCTTCCTCGACCTCGCTTTCTTCAAATTCCCAAAGTAAATTGCAATAATCATATTTGTCACATTGATGGCACGATAATAAAAAATATGACATTCCATGTGGGCATGTTTCTTCTGCTTTTTTCTGTGCTTCTTCATGGCTAAGTATGCGTTTGATTCTTATTGTTTTAGCCATCGTGTTCGACCTCCTTATCCCGCATTATATATACGGTTTCCATCATGTTCGCTTGCTGGTGGCACTTCCTCAAATTCAATATCAAATTCAAATTTCGGTCTAAAATCACCGTCGCCATCTGCAAATAAACCAACTTCTCTACTACTCCCCCAACTTCCTAACTTTTCCATGTACTTCAACATGCTACAAAAATGTGGTATCCATCTATCTTGCATTTTCACTTTGATAGTAAATTCCTTCACGTTATTCAGCCTCCTTCATTTATGGTATAGATAACTTACCAGCTTATTCTTACGTTCTTCATTTAGTCCTAGTGCTTCAGCGTTACCGAAGTACTTGTCAAACCATTTAAAAGGATTACCAATAGACTTAGGTAGCTTAGCGGCACATGTACCACATAAAGGTATCATATTCCATACAGCGTACCGGCCACCCTCTTCGAACGGTATAAAGAAGTGTCGGGTCTCTATATATTCATTACCACATATAGCGCACCCTCCAAAATATCTACAGGTCTCTAACCATTCTTCTTCATTCATAATCTTAGGGGGTAACGCCTGTAGCCTCTCCATCCAATCGTACATTTTCTTTTCCGCAGCGATGAGGCGCTTGTCATAGAACTTATACACCCTAGCAAGCCTACGTTCCTTATGCGCATTGTCCCAGTCCCTAGAGTCCTTGCGGTTGCAGTCTGGGCACCGCCGTGTTAGTCTTCCATCACTACGCCTATAAAACTTGTAGGTAGGGACTAACTTTTTACAGGTGCCGCAGATCTGAACATCAAATGTAGTACCGCAAAACTTACATTTAGTATTGACATAAGTGCTAGGGTATTTCCACCCACATTTAGGACAGATTCTCATTGATGCTATACCTAACTACAGGGATTGTATGAGGCACAAAGTGCATAAGCCACTCATACGTATCCTTAATATTTGCTAGTGTTTCATAATCTTGTATATACTCCTCACCGCGCTTCATGCATCTATCCCATAACTTATTAGTTTCATCGGTGCAGTGAATTACAATACCGCCACCATTACTGGATACTAGGTACTCCAGCTCATACATCTGACCCATACTTATATATGATTTGTCTCTCATAATATCCCCATACACCATTTCACAGTACCAAGCCCTGTCTAGTATTACATTGGCACCAGTTTCTATTAAGTTTCTATACATCTCCATCATAGCGTCTTTCTCTGCCTGGTCCTTAGGTTTACTTCTATGTTGTATGGGGTAACCCGTCTGCGCCGAGAGCTGTTTAGCTAATGTAGATTTACCGGAGCCATCAGGACCTACAATTATAATCATCATTATTCATCACCTCTGGCTAGAAGTGGGAAGTACTCGTTAATAATAGATGTTGGACCTTCATTGAATATAGGATCGCCGCAGCTCATCTTACCTTCTCTACACTTACCATGCATACAATCAGGACCTGCCCATGCGAACATTTCCTCTCCATCTGCTGTTTTCAGTAGAGCCTCCCATATCCTAAGCGCTACATACTGGGTTTCCTTTGTGTTCCTATGGCATGCTCTAAGTCTTATGAAATTCATCCATGCTTCATGATTGCCTTGAATTATCAGGATATTTCTTAAACCCTGCGGTGCTAGATAACCCGCTGTATCGTTATCTATACCAGCATCTACTAATGCTTTATATTGCTTCATAGACTCGGCACAGGAATCAAGATATGCTTGTACGTAAGACGTGCCTAATTTATTATCAAGTTCAATTAGTTCATAGGGTACTACAAACTGGGCATCTCTGCTATAATCTGAGTATTGCAGTGATGCTGATACGAAATCAATGCCTACATGATGTGTTCTAGCTTGCGCAAGAAATCTCCTAGAAGCGCCTACAACTGCTATAGTTATTGGGGCAAATCTCTTTATAGTTCCATGTGGCATCTTGGCTACACGTTTAGCTGCTTTGTGTTGCCCCATAGAATCATCATACAGCTGTTTCAAATCATCCATATTTTTAATCTGATGCCCTCTCTGCGTTAACTTAGCTAGAAACATCATCATGCCACCAGGGCATGAATGTGCCTCATTGATTACTGATACTTGGATATTTTTCATTTCATTCCCCCCTTTACTAAATTCTAGGCAAAGCGTCATCTACTATTGACCTCTCCTCATCTGTTAGAGAGTCGTAGCTATCTTTAAATGCCTTGGCAATCATTAGGTAAGCAAAACCTAAAGTAATGGCATCTGCGTTCTGAACCATAACTGCGGTGTCTTTATTGTTATCCCATCCTACAGTTACAAAGTCTGTAAATCTGTCGATACTATTATCCATTGTTACTGTACAGCCAGGGGCGAAGCGTTTTGCTTTGTCCCCAGCTATAACTCTTAGTTGCGCCATGTGTGACACCTCCTATCTGTAACTTTTATCATGTGTATAGCCTTCATCTTGTCGCCTATGATTTTCCTCATTCTTGGCCATATACATATCATAAATATCCTTGCCTGACATATCAAGTGCCAATGCTATATTGAGCACAAAATGGAACATATCTATAAATTCCTTTCTTGCTTCTTCCATATCAGCCTCATATTCTTCTATAGTCATTGCACTATAGTCCTTCCATGGTTTGAAGTATGGCAGTGAGTACAACGTTTCATGCAGCTCCTGTGTTAAATGGATGCTGAATTCTTTTATATAGGCTGTAATCTCTTCTCGTGTCATACTGCTGAAGTCGTATCCTAAGCGCTCTTGTAGTTCTTTTTGTTTCTGTAACATTTTATCTAGCATATCAAGTTTCCCCCTTTATTTTACTGTAAACACCCTAAAGTTTACCTGCTTGACACAGTCAGCATAAACCTCTGGATATTTCTCTTTTAATTTTGTAGTATCTATTCTACTTTGGCTTCTAGGTGACCATTTGATTATATGGTCTTGAGTATACCCTATTTCATTATTCTTAAGTGCGTCTTTTAATCTATTAGCTGCTTCCTTCTCAATTGCTTCTAATTCTTTAATCTTTGCCCTGCATTCCTTAACTGTAGCAGCTAGCTCATTCATTGTTTTATCCTCTAAAACTATTTCAGAGCCCTTAATTACTTCTGAGTTTTCATTAGCTACGTACTCGGAATCCGCATCTGTTCCAGTTAACTCAGGCTCAATCAAGTTCTTAACGTGGTAGTTCCAGAACCTGTCAACCTTTGGGAATATCTCATCTTTCAATAATTCATCGTTCCTCCAGACTTCGTAGTGGTAAAACTTGTTGCCACCTACAAGGCAAGCTATAGCACCGTATTCTAATCCCGTGACCCATAGGTACCAGTTTAATTGGTATAGATAACTTATAGGAACATCACCTTCTGACCAAGCATCATCCATATATTCACTGGCTGTCTTACACTCCAGTATACCATATGGTATACCTTCATCATTTACTATAAGTCTATCAACATTGGCAATTGCCCATGGATAGTCCTTGTGTGCAAGTGTCGCTGGGGATACTACAACCTTATTACCAGTTCTCCTAGCATATTCATTAGCTACAATAGGTTCTAACATATGACCGAAATGCATTCTCTCTAACGCAGCCTCACTATGTTCGTCTTCGCTATCTTGATACTGCCCGGTCTTCTTAAGATAAATTAATCTAGGGCTTGAGTATGGATTGACCCCACATATAGCACCGACATCAGAGCCACCAATACCATTAGTCCTATTGGCTAACCATTCCTTTTCATCTTCTTCCTGAGTGACTGTAGATAATATATTACAATTGGTAAGATACTTTAATACATCCATTATTTATTCCCCCTTTAGATTTTATTCAATGCCTTCTTCCTCAACCTCGCTTTCTTACGCTTTCAAAAAGCCCGATTATGCACTCGCACATTTTACACATACTTATACCTATCACAAAGCCACATAAAATTGCTAATGCTTGTTTGAGAATAAATAATATATCATTCATCCTTCCTTTCCCTCGCTTTCCTGACATTCCGGACAGTAGTGCCCCCATTCTCCTCTAACCAATTTCTTTCTCCAACCTTCTTCCACCATGAATTCTATTACCTCAGCCCAACTGTCGAACTCCTGACCGTCTCCGCAATTGTCGCATGTAACCATATACTTGTTTTTGTAGATTTTTTCAATCATTTCTATCACTCCTCTTAAAACTCTCCGCCAGCGTAAAAGCTCTTCCTAGCTTTGTCAATCTCCTCAGGTGTGAATGGCTTCTCAATACAATGCTCCAGGAACTCTGTTCCGATAGGCATTCTCCTGTAGTCACTTCTAACGCGCTCCACTAGGTGATTATTGGTCAAGAATTTTAACAATAATCTTAGGTCATCCTTAGGTAATCCTGTATAGTCTTCCAAAGTAAATCTATTAAAGAATGGCAATTGGTATAATACCTTAACCATTTCATTAAAGTCTTGTAATGGTAATAATGCAAACATTGTTCGTAACTTATTAATGTTAGTATCGGATGAATCTGTGTTAATTCTCTCTTGCTCACTTAACTTGTCGTAGCCCATACTCTTGGAGCTGTATATTCTATCCAAGAAATTAACTACAAACTCTACATGCTCCTTCTTAACTACAACGTCTTCTCCATTTGTAGTTGAAAATACACAACATGCACACGCTATCGATAATCTAGCGATTTTAATACGTTGGTCAGCCGCCTCGACCAAAGGCACCCTAGAAGTATATTTCTTACTCATTTGTGTTGCTAGCTTTAATATTGTAGCAACAGCATCGTCTTCAAACTTAATATGCTCAGGTCTACGGCTCCACGCCCACAATACTCTCATATTACAATGGTCTGATGTGTATATGTGAGGTACTGTAGGGATATCGTCTAGGCTTCTATTAACCAGCGATGGGTTGACGTCTCCAGATGCTACTGCAATAGCTAGGTCTAATCTTCTAACGTCTTCTGTTTTACCAAACAACTTAAGTATGGACATAACACCATAAGTCTCAGCATTAAGTTGCCTACCATTCCTGGGATTAGATATATAGATGGCCCTAGTTCGCGCTGTGGTTTCAGCTGTTATAACGCCTGTAGTTCTAGCTATACCAGAGGACCTAACGTCTGACATCTGTGCTAAATCATCCTCGCTAAGTCCTGACAGCTCATCTATAGTTATAAGACCGCCATCATTTAATGGGAATGCACCCCATACTAAAAACCATCGCTTGTTGTTCTGTTGCATATTATATACTAGACCCGTACGCCTTGATGACTCACCAGAGTGTAGCTCACCCAGTTTATAGTGGTTCATAAGCCTTTCTACAAGTGTGGTTTTAGCTTGACCTGAGTCACCTATGATAAGCAGCTCGCCCCAACCTCTAGTTATAAATTGCTCCTGGAAATAGAAGTTTAATACTGTATGATATACGAGGTCAACTGCTATTCCCACGTCGCGGCGCTCCCAAATATAAGTTACATTCCTCTCCAAGTCCTTGTGAATTTCATTGAACTTATCTTCAATTGTCTGCCCGTCTTTAACTTGGAATATCTTTAGCATCTCGTAGATATTGTCGCTCATTTCGAAGTCGTTAATCATATTCTTCTCAGGGTACGCTTTGTCAAACAAATATGTTGCGTATTGTGTTTGTGGATCAGGATACATATATCCAGCCAATGTGTATCTTTCATTAGTTTTAAGATTTTTACCTATATAATACCCAGTTCTAACTACATACTCATGTTCCTTTGCGAAACCGAAGTTTGCTTCAGCTTTTGGTATCATCCTTATTTCTTCTATATTCATATACTTTTCAATTGTTATTCTTGGTTTTGGACACGATTTGTTGATTCCTAGTATATCTTTTATGACTGCTTCCTGTTGTGCCTCAGTACATTTTATTAGCTTCATTATATCTTTATTTGTAGCTTGTAATGTTACTGTATACTCTCCTGCCATTGCTGCTAGATAACAGCTACTACACTTTTTATTATCTGCGTCTGCTGCGTCGCCGCAGTATCCCTTTATTACTTCAGGGCACATATACGGTGTGGTATCTTTACCTGAAATCATAACTGGTACTCTTATCCTAGTCCCATATAATTCTGCATTAGCTGAGTCAGCTAGATGTACTTCCTTAGCTTCTGTTTCGTTTGCTAAGTTTACTTTTTGAGAAGGGTCTACATACTTCACAGCGTTATCCAGTAATCTTTGGAAATCCTCAGCTGTTTGCCCTGACTTTACATAGAAGTCAGTTATATCTCCCTTTTCTGGGAAATCGTCTGGCCACTGTACTACATATACATCTACAATTCTAAATAGCTTCTCGCATATCTTTTGTGTAGCTATACGTCCAGCCTCATCATTATCTTGTGCTATATAGACACGTTTTTTATTTCTGAAGTATTTAGCCCACTCTGGTCGCCACGACCCCGCACCACTGGTTGGACATGCTGAAGGGAATCCGTATTGTTCATTGATGATACGGTCCATTTCACCTTCACACCATACTACATATTCTATATCTTCATCGATTAAGTTTTCGATACCAAATATCCTAACCTCACCATATGTGTTACCTACTTCATCTTCATAGTTGGTTACTTTATATTGATCTTCATATGAGTTCCATTTATATCTTCTGAAGTTTACCAGAGTATTAAATTCATCATATATTGGTATAGTTATTCTTTCCCCATCCCATCCTATCTGGAAACGTCTAAGCGTCTCATCTGTAAGACCTCTTCGTTCACGTAGTACTGTTCTTATAGGTCCTGTTAGATTCATCAACGCTTGATGGTACTCAGATACTAAACCTATGTTGATATCAGGTCTTGTAGGCTTTGTACTATCTGGTCTTGGAATACGCAGCGCATCGCCCAGTTCAAACCATGCTTCCTCACTAGATAATCCATACAATGTCTTATAGAGGGTATGGACGTTTCCTTTGCTATGGCATGTCTGACAATAGTATACTCCTTTTAGTACATTGACCGTCAGTGAGGGTGTATTATCAGTTTGGTTTGCGTGCAGTTCTTTAAACGGACATTCCGCCTTCCATTCGCTACCGCGTCGATGTATATTCTTTAGTTCACTCATAAAGAATGCTTCGTTGTCAATCTCTGCCAAAATTCTGTTACGATAATCCTTCCAGTTAATTTTCCTCACCTCCAGGCTCATGATACCTGAAGGTAAAACCCTTATCGCTTACATAACAATCATATTGTTTATCATATTTCCAGTTCAACCTTGTCATTCCCCCTTATTAGAAAAGATATAGGAGGTTTTTGGCCTCCTACATCTAATTAAAACTCAGCTGAATCGATCTCCTCCTGGGACGCATGAGACACGGGAGCGCTAGTATCATCTAAGTCATATGCTAAGTCAGAGTGCCTGAATGCTTTGAACAACTCCATTCCAAAGGCTCTATCCTCATCTGAAGTCTCCCCTGCAGCTGCAACTACAATATTGTACCATTCGTTTCCGCCTTTAGCCATTAGTTTAGAGTCCAATGTATATCCATGGTTCCACATATTTTGCATTGACACTCTTGCTAAACTATATAGTTTTCTACCTTCATTATAGTTAGTCTTTGAGAAGCTCAGGATTATAGGCATTCTCTCTCCAGCTATGAAACCAAAGAAGTTGATGTATTTTGTACATTTAGGAAGAGCTTCTCTGCCTGTTTTTGAGTTGTCGAATTCATTACGCCTACATTGAGCACACATCTTTGAAGTACCGTCTGACTCGTAACCTCTCTTACCATCTTTAGCATGACAGCGTATTCCTCCTCCTTCTGCCCTATCTTTCCACTCAATATTAGAGTTGAACTTGAACACAGGTATGAATACTTTGCCATTTAGTTTTTCTACAGTTAGTGAGTTTACTATGTCTCCCTCATCAGCTAACTTATCTTTCCTCTCTGGACTAAGCGCATTGATAATCTTTATTCTAGGTATAATCATGTCGCTTTCATTATCGTCTTCAAATCCTAATGGTGCACCATTCATTGAGTCTATCATTGCTTGGTTTTCTTTCTTTACTAAATCTTTCATCTTTAATTCCTCCTTAATTTATTATTTATTCAAATGCCTTACAACATAATCCTGTTGTTTAGCATCAAATACAAGAAACTTAACTGTTTCAAACTTACTGAATAATACTGCAGACGCCATTACGCATAATATAGCAGGGCCTGCTAGTAATAAATAATCATCCTCAGTAAAATCTACAAGTCCTTCTTCTAACATTGTTCTCACTGTACTAGTCTTAAATATCGGTACCTTTCCTTTAGTAACGTCCACCAGCCTCCCATACCGCTCTGCCTTAGAATAGTCATGATTTGTATTGTTTAATATAAAAACTTTAGCCATTACTTCACCCCCTAATTTGTACTTTAATATTATTATATCATAAAAGAATGCGGATGTAAATAGAAAGTTTTAAATACTGAGCCTAGCTGACTGATCCAAGATTATTAACTGCATCAGCGTAAGCACTGGCTATTAGGTCTGCCATCACATTTCCAATTACCAGTTCCCTCAGCACTTCACTGTCCTTTTCCATACTTATACCATTATTCTTTTCAAACAATGCGCACGCTAAGTCTAACTCTTTCTGTCTCTTAGGATACTCAACATCGAACTTCTCAGCCACCGCATTGTATAGGGTCTGCAGTGAAGCATCTGATTCTATTAACTTCTTAGCAGTTGCTTTACCAAATGGTAATACATGTCCCTTTATATGATAAACTACAACTTCTTTATCAGTCAATATTGAAAACATCTCAGACACATATACCCAAAGGTCCTTGTTCTTAACCTCACTACCTTCTGCAGTTAACCATCCTTTATTCTCCCAGTTCTTATACCATTCCTTATTCACACAGTTACAAATGTACTCTGAATCTGTTATGATATAGTGCAATTCATCTCCAGAGTTTACACAAAATTCCAGCGCTTGTAGCAATCCAAGTATTTCGCCACGTTGTCCAGTAGACCCTTCCTCCACTACTGCGCTATGGGTAATAATCTTATCTGAATTTAAGTCCTTAACAACCATCACTCCTATAGCTAAGCATTCCGGTGTCCCAGGTTTCCTACAGGCCCCGTCTATCGCTATTATCATATTACTTGCCTCCTATATTAATTTGCCAATACTAGCACCATGTTCCTTCACTAATTCAAATGCTTGTTCCTCAGTGAATCCAGCCTTTATTAGTGCATTGAAATACAATCTCATTTGCTCTGCGATAACATTAGCCATCATCTCATATTCTGACATCATATTTTTGAGCTCTTTTGCTGCCATTTCCATTTGGAGCTTACCAAGTATATCCATCTATAACCTCCTTACACAATCATGGCGCCAACTATCCTAACATTAGGGTTAGTTAGTAGCCTAAATTCATCATCGTACATAGTAGTATAATACTCTAACTTAGCGTCAATATTAGATGTGTTCGTTATTATTTCAATAGCACCTGTAGGTAACTCTACAGCAACTACTAACACCTTCGGTTCTTCAATAGTTTCGGCGACAGCTAACAATTGCTCTTTAAGAGTTAATTTACTTGTCATATCGCACCCCCTTGTAAATAGGACAATTTAGTGATATGTTTCCGAGCTGGTCTGTAGATTCTCCAAAGGTATCAATCTCTATAGTCTTACCAATTATCTCCTCTGGATTATCCCAGAAACGCTGCCTTTCTTCATCACTAAATCCTGAGCCAACTCCTACTCTATATCCTTTGTATTCTACAACCGCGGCGCCTAGCATTCCTTCATATTTACCTGTACCTTCCTGAATATCTACAACCTTTAAGTCCATGGACTTTACATATTTCACTTTCAATAAACTGTTGGAACGCTTTATTTCATAGAGGCCGTCCATAGTGTTTAGCATAATTCCTTCGCCGCCGCGTTTCCAGATTGGTGTGACCAGTTCTGCTATTTCTTCATCTGTAGATACTACACCTAGAATCGGCACCGCTTTTATTGTCCTGAACTTATGCCCTAAATCAAATGCAACTAGCAGTTTGACCCAATCGTCCCT